GTTGATTCCGTGATGTAGATTGAGGCATCGGATGTTGGGATCTCCAGTGGGTTTACGCATCTCAAGAAATTGTCCCACGTCAGGATGACTAATGTCAAGATAAGCGGCATAACTGCCACGACGAGTACGACCCTGACGATACGCCATGGAACTAGAGTCATAAGTTTTAAGATGTGGCATAACACCAGTAGACTTATCGTCAGCAGCACGGATTCCAAAACCAATTCCAACTCCACCCCCAAGCATCGACAACCAACTGGTTTCGCTGAGATTCTCAACTAGACCTTCTGCTGTGTCATCAATGAAATTTAAAAAACAACTGATTGGCATTCCACGCTTAGAACGACCAAAGGAAAGAATTGGTGTCGCATATGACAACCAATGCTTAGATGAGTACTCATATAAACGCTGAGCATGCTCCAGATTTGATGCGAAAGTAGTAGAAACATAAGCGAATCTATGCTGCGGAGAAGTTTCGTCCTCGCGCATGTATGATTCTTCTAGTCGCTGGATACCAAGTTTATCAAATAGAGAGTCGCGTGAATAATCTATTTCTATACCCAGATACGTTTCTTTTTTCATTTAAGTCCCTGTTCCTTCAATACTCGTTCAATGTCTGGTTTAAAGTATGATTCTGGTTTCAAAATCTTACCATCTTCACGCTTTTTAATCTTACCATTATCAGAAACCTTGCTCATGTTAGAAGCACGCACTTCTTTCCACACCTTATCAAAGTCAATCCCAAGAGTTATGAACAATCCTTGAACAACCCATACTAGGTCGGCACCACCGTCAGCAATGTCTCCGATATGGCGACGAAGAAATCCGTCACATAGTTCGCGAAATTCTTCATCAATCAGGTCAATATATAGGCGTGCTTGCTGCTCATTAGATTCATTCAAGTGTGGTGTTGTTCCAACATACTGATCAGCAGCTGCCATAAATTCGGTAACGTCTTTCTGGTTATTCATAATATTTTCTTTCTCTTTTAATGCCCAAGATCCAGTTTCGGTTTCTGACCAGAACAGTTCTGTGTCTTCATCCCAATGAAGAGTCTTTAGTAAATCGTGCGGGAGTTCTATATATAATTCACCATCATCATTTTCTTTAACAACAACGGTTTCGTGCGGGTTTTTGGACTCAAAATTCGGCCGCGAAAAAATCACGTCCCGAGAATTTTGAAACTTTTTTCCAGATTGGGTCAAGGTAGTTTTCTTTCGAACTCTGCTTGCGCTGCCATACTATCAATTGCTGCCTTCACATCAGGGAAGTGGTGGCAAATGATTTCCCAGCACTGCTCGGCGACGATACGGTGTTCTTTTTGAGTTGCCTTATCCATACGCAACTGACAATAGTGCACCCATGACCGAAGCGAACCAGACATGATCATCACTGACTCGGTATTACCTTCAGGTAGAACAGCACGTGCTTGTTCCTTTGCGATACCATTATCGATTGCCCACTCATACGCATCTAGTGCTGCATCAGTAGCAGTTACCTGTCTCATTGCCCATTCTTCTTGTAGACGAGAGTCTTCAACGTCTACTGAGTTCTGTCGGTTCTTGGCATCCTGGAGGCGTGCTTCCCGTACAACAAATCCCAGATCCTGGGTTGGATCGGCGTAACGCTGACTGTACTCTTGGAATCTGAAAGAACTATGCCGCAAAATCTGGCGGGCAATATCTCGTGTTGTTTTAATTTCCATTGCGACATGGACCATCTCCAGTGGTGACCAGTGTTTGTTCTTTATTAAATATTGAACCAACTTAGGTGCTGTTGCGGTGTTGTTTTGGTTTGACGGATTAGATACTCTTGCTGCCCAAGCAACCAATTCATTGGCAGAGTTACATTCTGTGTAGGCAGACGGTTTGGACAGACTTACTAGATTTACTTCACTCATTCAACTCTCCATGATGTTGTATTCAATTTAATATTAGTTGGCCAATCGCCCTCAGTATATGACTTGTCGTGGAACCGCAGTTCATTCGTTGGCATGATAGACAGTCTGCCGTTGTCTAGTTGAATAAACATAAACTCTTTAGACTGCGATGGATGCATACTGTAACCATCGTTCATCGGAATGGCAGTAAACAGATACCGACCAAACTCTCCGCTGCTACGAATCTCTGCTCGCTGAGTGTTTAGGTAATCATAACTGACAACTGAGAACTGATCGCCGTAGCAATCCCATACCTGTGTATCATCAAGTCTCCAAAATGGTTCTGGTTCTACAGAAAATGCCAGAGCATGCGGAGGAACGCCACGGTAGACTGCACCACATTCCAACATCACATGGCAACCCCATGAATGTCCAGGTTTTGAATGTAATGCAAACCAAACGCAGGGTTCAAAGGTATAAGGTTCTACATCTTTACGAATGAATGATGATTGCACCCAACAGTAGATGTGATTCGGAATGTTTCCTGATCCAGTATACAGCATTACTCGACTTCAAACTCTTTGACAGTCTGGAACTGCGCCTTGCTTACAAAACCAATACCCAACAGAGTATCTATACGATCAGTTGCATCGGCATAATTTGCATACCTACCGTCATCGAACCACCACCAGCGGTCTAGACCTAGAAACCACCGAGGTTGGCGACGATACTCGACTAACCACATGTCGTCTGTTCGATGGATGCGTAACTTTGTAATTTTAATATGGTCGAACTCTATACCATATTCATTAGCGACCAATTCGCTCATACCTTCCTCCACATGGCATACTTTGCCTTTGCTGCTAGTCCTTGAAACTTATTATGATTTATAATATCTTGAATTTCCTCGGAAGTCAATCCATTTTCAACCATTTCATTAATATCTTTTCCTGGAACATCTGGCCAGATTACGATTCTGTATCCCTGATCAATATACTTATTCATCAACTTACCGACATCTCTGTTCTTAGGTTGGTTGTCGAAAATAATTGTTATTTTATCTTTTGAGATCGGGAGTTGATCAATCTTTCCGAATGAGGTTCCAGCACAAGCAATAGAATTATGCAGAAAAAGGGAGTCAAGAGGCCCTTCGACGACGAATACTTCTTGTGTAGGATCGACCTTATCCAATCCAAAAATCGATGGCGCATCTTCATCTACCTTAATGTTAATATAACGAAGTGACTCGCCTCTGATTCCGCGAAGGCTAACAACAAGGAGTTTGCCATTGCCATCCAGAAAAGGTATCGCGAGTCGCGGTTCAGTCGTAATGATCGAGTTTTTGTATTTGTCATTAAGTTGTATGACATCTTTAACATTAGATATGAAATACAACCTATCAAAAGCATCGCGAGGGATCCTGCGGTCAGTAACATATTTAATCACCTCATGGTCATCTGGTAGTGTATCGAGACGATCCATAATCGAGTCGATAAGTTTTGGTTCAGGTTTCTTTGTAAACTTTGGTTCTTCAAACTTGAGAATCGTTTCAACATTCTTATGCGCATGCGCTCGACCTTGTCCACCATCAGCATATCGTTCGACGACATACTGACTGTATTGGTTAGGATCGAAGTTCTTCAGAAAGGTTCCGAAGTGATGACTCGCACCGCACTTATGGCACTTGTAATACAGATCCTGTTTACCACGATAGAAATAACCACGAGATCTTTTCTTGTTACGTTGTGAGTCACCACAGAGAGGACACCTGCAGTTGAATAGATCTTGAGATTTTTTCTTGAAGTTCTCGAGACGATGCGCGATCGTATTCAGATACTTTATGTCAATATATAAACTCATAATATAGTTATACCCGATTTCATCGGAGAAGTAAAGGCTTTTATTGAATAAATTTCATAAGCATTGGAAGTATCTTCGTGATAATAGCACCGATAACGATACCACCACCAATCATAATATACTTGGTTTTTTCCAATTTGTCAATACGTTTTTTATGTTTTTCTTCTTCTCTATCAACTGAACCCTTGAGGTCTTTGATAGCAGCAAGCATCTTGTCTTCAGTAGACTGAATTTTTGCTTCAAGTTCACGAGTTGTTGTTGTGATACGAGAATGCAACTCGGCGTTGCTTGCCTTGGTTTCTTGTCTGTGCACTTCTAAACTTTCGTAGATGTCTTCGTTTACATTTTCTTGCGCTTCAAGTTTAGTATCGTGAACAGCGAGCATCTTATTGATGCAGTTGGAAACATCACCAATCTTCTCGATGGCGAGGTCGAGACGACTGAACACGACCTGAATTTGCTTCAGATCGTGTTCAATTACCGCGACTTTTGTTTCCAAAGATTCCAATTACTTTGCCTTTGGTTTACGTGCTTTTTTGACAACTGCCTTGACTTCTTCAAACTTGTCTTCTGCCTTGTCAACTGCTGCAGTGATCTCAGCAAGATCGACCTTGCCATCCTTGTTAGTGTCAACAAAACCGAAAAGTTTCTTTAGTGCGTCTTTGATTTGATTAAGCATATTTTTATCCCCATGCTGCGAATTGTTTAGTTTTCTTAATGCGATCATCTAGACCATGCGTTCCACCATTTACACGACGAGTAATCTGACCAATAACTGCATCAGATACACCCTTAGCAGCGATTGCGAACAGACCGTTCTTGTTAAAGAACCATAGTGCTGACTCGAATGCGAGTTCAGTTGCAACGATGTCAGGATTTGTTAGAACATCAGGACGACCGATGTCTTGAGCGAATTGAGTGTAGTTGCTCTTACCAGTTAACTGAATTGGTCCACGACCACGCCACTTATACCCATCACCCGATGACTCTGGTCCATTGCCCATACGATTAGCATAGACCTTGTTAGCAATCTTCTCTGGTTTACGAGCATACCCTGCAGTCGATGCGATTGTTGGGAAATACTTCTTGAAGATACCATTAAGACCCTTGTCCGAGTAGTTTAGGTTCTCGGAGAACACCTTAAATCCACCTGACTCGTGAGCACACTGTCCGAAGAAGTGTGCTGCTTGTGCCGTCGATAGTTTGAAGTAATCTCTCGCTGCTTTGAATGTTCCTGGACCCCACTTACCATCAGCAGCGACACCACATTTTGCTTGCAGTGATTGCATTGGTCCGAGACCAGCAACAGTTGGTGCTTGGACTGCTGCCTTAGCAACCTGCGCAACTGCTTGAACAACAGGAGCACCTGCTTCTCTAGTAGTCGATGGATCGAAGTCTTTAACAGGAGTATACTTTGTTCCACCTGCCTTAGACTTAGTAGCAACCAGACGCTGCTTGCGGTTTCCACCTTCCTTCTTAATGGAAGCATGGACCCAACCAGAGTTCTTATCACCAGCAGCATAGAATTCTAGGATGACTTGGTCAAACTCTAGATTGTCAGCAACCCAGTCAGCAACCTTCTTATTGTCTACACCCTTTACTTCAAAGTCAATTGCTTGACCATTAACGTGTTGGGATGTAGCAGATCCACCAACTGCCTTATTGACAAGTGGTGCACGATACGAAGAGTTGATTGTTACTGGACCAAACTTAGCACGAACAGGTTCGAGAATCTTTTCACAGCAGTAACGCATGTTCTCAATGTGAGCAGGAGTTGGTGTGTTAGGAATACCAAGACGCTTTGCGGTTGGCGATACAATCATTTCTCCGAGAGTAAAATGTTCAGTTAGTTGTGTCATTATCTACTCCTTAGAATGGACCGAAGTCGTCGTCGCTGTCTTTATACTTATCGACCGCTGCCATCAGTTTGATTTCAGTGTCTGCCTCGATCGACTCTGCTTTAGCATGTTCAGTATGCGCTTCAGCGATATGTTTGTAGTCAGTCTTGCCCATTTCTTGGACCTTGACATTAGGATCGAACTCAGAAACTTTCATGTTCATCATGGTAGCAAATGCACCAACGAACGCACCAACAATCATCGAGAATGCTGGTCCAATAATCTTGAAGATCTCATTGTTATCGATCATTGCATTTGGTAAAAACAATCCGATTAACATCATGCCCACGACGGAAAGCATGATAGAACCCAGTGTAATTGCTGCCATCTTCATGATCATGATCTGGACTTTGCCCTTCTCGATCTCTAGTTTTTCTAGAGAGTCGATACTGTTCGATACCTTTACGAAATCCAATATGCCCTTCATGTTACTTCCTTCTAATCAATATAGGAGAACTTGATGTGTTCTTCTTTTTATATTTTTTCTGTTGACTCTTTGTAACTCCAGGTTCTGCTTGGTTTGCTTTTGTTGGATTCGGAATACCAATCCCAGCAATTCCACCACCAGCGACACCCATCTCTTCCATATACAGTTTAAACGAACTAATCTTTCCTGCCTCGAGATCTTCGGCGAGATCTTTAACATCTTGACGTTCTTGTGTCATGTAAAATACTTCCTCTAGTATGTCATCATCATATTCCACTGATTCCCTTACTAGAGCAACAGCAGTGGCAAATGATAGGAAGTTCTTATTTTCCAATGGAATTTTTTCAATGATTCTTTTTAATCTGAATACCATTCTATGAAGCAGACTATACGCCTCTTGTTCTTCAGTGGTATTTAATTCATTCTCTCTCTTCAATCTATTACCATGCTTATCGATCAATCCTAGACGAAATGCATCCTGCTGATCGAAAGGTGTAGTCAACAACCTTAGAATACGATATGTTATCAGTGCATCTACAAATCTAGACATTAAGTTCTCTTAACCTTGTTACTATATTCTGGTCTAAATTGACTTCAACCATAGAACTGCTCGTCATTCTGTTAAGAAATACGAGGAATGTTTTCAAGTAGTGCCAATATCTCTCTTCTATTTTGTAGAACAGCATGTTAGTTGTCGCATTACCAAACACATTATATAAAACAATTATATGATTTAGTATCAATCGTTCATTTAAAACATCAGTATTTTCATACCGTTTAAACAACCGCTTTATGTATTTAAATCTTTTTAAATCTTCTTCCAAATCAGGCATCCCATTACAACTAGGATTGTCATAATTTTTAATAGCATAAATCAAGAAGGTATCATTATTTAGTTCAACCATGTTATGTCACTGTCGCCGTTCCCCCGAGGAAATACCAGTTTCCTGTTAAGAAAATTAGATTGGCAGTATCACCTGCTGAATTAAAAACAATCGAAGAATGTCCAATGTTAGAACTGATTGTTAATGCATGAGATGCAGAATTGCTGACCATTATGATAACTTTAATCTGTCCATCTACGCCATCAGCAATAGTTAAAGTTCCTGCACCACTTGGTGAAGTAATCTTTGTTACTAGAGTTGCAATGCTGATGGCACCAGCAGAAGTTAATGTCTGCACGGTGCCACCAAGAATCAAATCATCTTGCAAAACTACTGGAACTGCAATGCCACCAAATAGATTGGCAACAGTAACCTTATGATCATATGGACTTGTCGCTGGTTTCACGAGATACAGGACATCGGTTCCTAAAACCGATGTCGCTGCAGTCATGGCGGTTACTTTACTATCTGCCATTGTTTAATGCCTTATGCGTCTGGGAATTCAATATCATCAGCAGCATCGCTAGATGCAATAGCATTCTTAGAGAGTGCTACCAGAACTTCATACTTCACACGACCAGCGTTAGCACCAGTTCCAACTGTGCGTTGCACCCAACCAGAGTGAGCAGCAGAGGTACCAGTTTCACCAGTACCCTTAGCAGCAGTTGCAGTTGCTTGATCAGCAGATGCTTGGATTTCGAAATACTGAGCATTGTTACCAGTACCAGAAATCAGAACAATTGTAAATGGCGTATAAGTTAGACCAGTTGGTGTACCTACTGTTGTAGTGAGCGCAGAACCAGCTTCAGTCGTTAAAGTGAACCCAGTTACGTTAGGTGAAGTACCAGTAACAGCAGAAACAGTATAGATAGTTCCTGTTGCATAACTAGTAATAGCACCAGTTCCACCTAGTGTACCCGTAATTCTGATACGATCACCAGCTGCTAGAGTAGTTGCGGTACAAGTAAATTCGCCGCCAGTTCCAGAGATAGCAACGCCAGCAAGAGCAGTACGACCAGCAGCAGCAGATTCTGATGCAGCAAGGCGGAAAGTGCCTGCAGCCAAACCAAGAGCGGATACGAAATACGCAGTATCATTGGACAAACCAGTGATAGCAGTACCGCCACCATGGAAATACTTAACTGATTCGGCAGCAACTAATCCGTGAGTAGCATAAGCAATTTGCTCAGTGGTAATAGTAACACCAGAAGTAGGAATAACACGGCGAGGTTTCGCAATAGCAACTGTTGGCACAGTTTCATATGACGAACCAGTATTTGTTACTGCGACTGCCGTTACTAATCCACCCGCGATGGAAGCAGTTGCAGCAGCAGAAGAACCACCACCACCAGAGAAGGTAACTGGAGGAACTTCGAGGTAACGTGCGCCACCTTGAATTAGTGCAACCGAGGCAACATTGTCACCACCAGCAGCGATTTCAGTGTTGTCAACACCAAAGACTTGGGTTGATTGGAAATCTGTTGTCGAAATCGAAGCGATTGAGGTTGGTTTTTCGCTGATTGTATACTCTTGAGCAGAGAATACAGTAAGAACTGATCCTGGATTCGCATTAATTACCGTAGCAACTGTGTCGCTGGCAACAGCAATAGCAATCATTTCCTGATCACCAACACGAACAACATCACCAACTGCAAGAGCAGGATCGAAGTTAGTTCCGTCACCTGTTAGAGTACCGCGACCGTAATCCAATGAAAGAGTGAAGGTATGTGAAGCACCAACACCATCAGTCGAAGCGACAATGGTTGGAACATTATGAAGCGCATTTGCTTCTGATGTTGCAACACTGAAAGTATTGGTAGTAACATTAGTTACAAAATATGTGTCACCATCAGTCAACCCGACTACTTGAGTGCCGCCGCCATCTGAATAAGCAACAGGATCGCCCAGTTGGAATGGATGTGCTGCAGAAGTATACACGCCAGCGGCATGATCTGTAGCACCATTGAATGTGATAGCAGGTGCAGTAAGAGTTACCGTTCCTGCCGATGTTTTATCGTCTTTATTACCCCATGCGGACATTAATTGTCTCCCTTTTTAAATTCTAGGTCTACGTGATTGAAAAATTCTTTTCTTTTCGATTCATCAAGTTCCGAGGGAGACTTGATACCATATTCATTTAGAGCAGTTTCAAATGCAGTCTTATATGACTCGTTCATTTGCTTTACTGCATCAATATCTTCTTTGACATTACCATTGTTTAACCGTTTTGCCATACCGCTACGAACTCGTGCAAGAGTGCCGACACTGCTTTGTCGTGTTTTTGGTTTAAACGCAGGATTCATCGTAGGTTTAACCTCAGGTTTCAGTGTCCTAGCGGTTGGTGGCGTTTTCGACACTGCATATTCTTCAAGACCTTCGATTTCTTCCTTCGTCAACTTCTTGACTGCCATCGAAATACCTTTGTGGCGCTTCGTGAGTTTTTTCTCTAGCGGATTATTTGATTTATATGGAGTCGATGAAGAAATCGCTGTTCCATCTTTTATACCGCTTCTATATGATGTCATGTCAATGGAGTCTTTTGCTTTATTTATGTAGCGACCTGCCATTGCTTTCGAGATCTCAACGACCTGTTCGACTTCTTCTGTAGCAGCAACACGAGGTGTGTGATATGTAGTGGCTCTTCCGTAACCGCCACGATTTGAACCAGTTGGCAGACCAAGTTTAGATTTCGCCGTTTGTGCGCTCTTACGTCTCTTTATTACTTGAGGGTGCGCATAATCTTTTAGGCGTGGTTCCGATTTATCTAAATATGCAGCAACAGTTTTCTTTGACAATTCATCAAGTTCTTCTACTTCTTCTGCTCTCAGGTTTTCATCACGTTTAACAAGTTTCTTACCAGCGGTGTTTGAACCAGCAGCACGCTTGCGAAAACGACGATTGTCGTCTACATCATCCGCATCATAAGCATCAGCACGAGCTTTTGTTCTGTAACTTTTGAGTGTAGCAGTTGAAAGTTCTTCGATTGATTCGACTTCTTCATTCTTCTGAGCATTCATTGCTTTCTTAGCAAGGTGCTTAGCAACATTCTTTACTGGGTTGCCATACTTGTCTTTGCGCTCACCGACTTTTCTATATGGACCTTTGAATGGCATTTTTTCTTCATTCATCTCACCTTGCATATAGTTGCTTGCGGTCGAGATGTAATCTTCTGCCAAAGTAATCTTCGACTGTACCCATTCAGGTAGATTAGTATCATCGCTCAACATGTCATGCATACGCTGCGAGTTAGCAATGATTGACTTCAGTTGTGACATTGCCATGTCGCCTTCGTAGTCATACTCTTGCTTTTCTTTTGCTTCAGTAGCATAAGTCTTAGCACCAGCACGTGCCTTATTGAATACAGTGTCATCACCGAGAACAATGAACATCATCGAACTGATGAACATGTTCATTACATCACGCTCAGCACCCTGAAGTGACATACCAGCATGCATTCTAGAAATGGCACGCTTTAGAAGTGGCAACGAACTTGTTGGCATCAAACCAGCGCGAACTAACTGGTCAAGTCTACCGTCCATGTCCATCGCTTCATTCATTGTCGCCCTGATAGTTTGCTCTAGTCTCATTAAATGTTCCTCTAATCTTTTATCTATTTATATTACTTTGAGGTTGCGAGAAGCATCCATGCATGTTTTGCATGAACATCAAGACGTCCTTCAATATGATTAACAAGACCTCTGTTACCTTCTGCTTCTGCCAGTTTATGTGCAGCATTTAATGCTTCGATGACTGATGCATTAGCTTCTATAAGATCTTGAAGCATCAACGGAATACTGTTACCATTGATTGATGAATCTTTGATAGTAGCAATACTTGACATAGTATCCAGACCATATGGCGCATAATCATCTAGTGCACGAATTTGCTCGGCAATCTGATCAACTGCAGCAAATAATTCTGTATAGAGATTAGCAAAGAAGTCATGTAACTGAGAGAAGTCTTTACCTTCAACATTCCAGTGATGACCATGTGCCTTGAAATACATCGCGAAAGTGTTCGCGAGCACTATCTTCATTGATGTGTTCAGTTCATCCATGTTAACAATTCCATTTTCTTAGTGCTAGTGCCTTGCGAGTCGGGCGACCCTTTTCATCTTTCATTGGTCCATCAACACCAGACATTCTAGCACAGAAAGACTTGCGACGATTCGCTGCTTTACTGCCTGCCTTCAACTTAGAAGGTTTGGTTGTTACTGGTGCCTGTAGATTGCCGCCATACTTGTTGTTGTAATAGTCACGACCCTTCTGGGTTAGACCACCAGTAGAACTCTTATGACCTTTGCCATCAACTGCTGCTTCAGCAATAAATTGTTTGAAAGATAACATTACTTTTTCTTTCTGGTTCTGCTGTTCTTGATTCTTGATTGCTCAAGTTTACGAACTGCTGGCATGACTCTGACAGATAGGCGAGCAACCATTGGTGCCATACGCTTAATCTGTGCTTCGAGACGTGTCTTTTCAGATGAAGATACTGTAGAAATATCTCTGTTGCGTAACAGTCTCTTGTATACCATACGTCGAGCAGCACGAATCGATCTCGATTTAAGTTTTTCTGGTGAAGACACACGCTTGATTGCAATATTTCTTGCCATCATTCGGCGACTCTTAGAACGCATCGCATTAAATCTTTTCTTGAGACGACCAGCAGGAGTAATTCCTTCCTCTAGATCCTCGCTTTCTTCTTCAGGCGAATCATCATATTCAATTTCATCTTCATCATAAAGATCTACCATGTCATCCCACGAAAGAGCAAGGACATCTGCTTCTAGTTCTTTTTCGAATGCTTCTTCATCGAAATCTTGAAAGCGGATGTCTTCATCATCGTGTGAAATTACTGGTGAGATCTGATCACCTGAACCTCTGTGTGCTTCATACGAATCAACATGGTGCGTTCCCATTTCTGCAGTGTCGCACATCTGGCAGCAGTCAGGAGTTCCGCAGTTCTCATGCGCTTCTTCAGCAATTGTTTTCATAAACTCAGCATGCGATTTATGAGCACGCTTTTGCAGTGCTTCTTTTTCAATAGAAGACTTTGCAGAGTTATACTTTGACATGAATATGTCAGCATGGTTGCCAGAGATAGCGTGATGTTGACCATCTTGGAAGTGAACCTTTGACCCAATGCTTACTGCTTTACGTAGTTGCATTACGAGGTGGGGTGCTTCCTTTGCTTTCTCTGCTTCTTTTCTTTTTGCGAGAACTTTCTTTGCTCTATTAATATTTGCAGGATCTGCCAGTGTTTGTCTGACCTTTGCTTGGAACTTAGCACGTGCTTCAGCACCTCTCGCTGAGATCTCTGCCAAGTAACCTTCTCTGATGCCACCACAATACTGTGTAGTTACATTGTCGTAACGTGGATCAAATGATGGGATCTTATCCGCTGCCATTGATTCTTGTCCTGGAGTCATCGCAGCATACTTTTTACGGAGAGCATCAGTTCCCCATTCGTTGCTCTTGCTGAGTTCTTCTTTGACAGATTTGTAACGATCGCTTGTACTGTAACCAGCCGCATTTGTACTGTAACCTGATGGTTTCTCGCGTTTCCTTTCTGCTGTATCAGGATGGAGCATGCGGCGACGTGCCTCAGCACTTCTTTTAATGCTGTCGTTGCGTTTGTCAATAGCAGCTTGGTTTCGTTTAGCAAAAGAATTGTCAAGGGTGTCATTGGCCTTACCTGCGTAGCGCGATTTCTGCTCGACTTCTTCTGGAAGAATGCTCGACTTGGTAACCTTCGACTTGAACACCTTATGATCAACGCCGACTCTCTTAGCAGCAACCTTGTGAGCATGAGCAGTGTTCTGTGCCTTAACGTGAACCGAACCAGCAGCAACTGCTTTACCAGCATGTTGCTTGGGGAAGTCTACCTTCCACATGCCGTATGCTTCTTCGATCTCAGATTCTTCTTTAATGCGACCTACTTTTTGATTAACAGCAGACATAAGTTTCTTATGATCTACGCCCGCAACACGAGCTGCGTGGACTACATGACTTTTACTAAGATTTTGTTTATCACGCTTTATCAACATGTCGGCATACTTGCCTATGTTTACTTCTTCTTTGACAGCATTCTGACGAAGACTCTTGTAACGACGGATGGCAGATTTGCGCTCTGAAGAACCACCAGGAGTTTTTATAAGATCAGCATATGCTTTCTTAATTTCTGGATTAGTCACACCTTCAGTAATCTTTGCATTCAATGGTTTGCGACCTTCTTTCTCGGTTGCTTTCTTGTATGCGACATCCATGTCTTCGTCTTTGTCGCTCTCTTGTGGTTTCAGACCAGGATTCGGATGATAACCATAGTCTCCAGGTTCAGGGAATCCCTTTCTAGGATACTTCTTAGAGTCTGCCTCTTCTGGTAAACCTTTTTTACGACGCATCGCAGCAGTGAAATGATCAGGTGTTCCAGTATCTGGATCCATCTTTAGTTTGGCACCTGCCTTCTTTGCCACTGCTGCCTTTGCCTTTGCGATAATATCTGTTGCTTCAGGCACGCAGTTAGGAACCATGCGCTTACCTTTTTTCTTCATACCGACACGCTTGTAACCATCCCAGCACTTCTCGTCGATTGCCTCTTCACTGACAGACTTCCATCCACCACCCTTGGACTTGTAATACTTTGCTGCCCAACCATTAGCATATGCTGATGGATAAACATCAAACTTTTGTTTCGCCAAAGACTTTGCTTTTGACCATAAAGATGGATTAGTAGGTTCATTACCTTCCATCATAAATTCTTCAGTGTTTACCATGACAGGTTTATTACCCTTTCCTTTACGATCAGCAACTGGATCTTCTCTTCTTTTTCTACGAGCAGCAGTTGCTCTATCATCTTTTCCCATACTATGGGCCTTAGAACGTGGCATGCATTTTGGTTTGCCTTCTCCTGGTTCCCTTGCGCAATCACCCTTGATCTCACCGTCGGTGCCTACGCGAACCCAGTCGCCTTCTTTACCTTTGCCGAACCATTTTCTAAGATCTTCGTTCATTTCTTTTTCTTTTCTTTCGCCATCGCGTCAACTGCTTCCTTGTTTTCGTTTATCCAGCGTTGTAGTTCCGTTAGTTGGACTGCGTTGGACTGGCAGATGGCGTAGTTGCGGATGATTCCGATGAGGGCATCAGTGTCTTTAATTGCTGAGGGGGACGCATCAGAACTTCTGGTGGCGTCGGCATCACTGGCACTGGCACTAATGTCGTGCGTGAACACCCAGCCGTTAGACATAACAGACTGACTAGGAACACTGTCTTTAGCGGCATCAACATAAACATATTCTTTCTCTCTAATGGTATTTGTTCTATCAACATATTCAGTAACTACATTATTGCTAATCTCTGAATTCTTTCTCTCTAGTTCAGCAACTTGTTCGCTTGCTCTAGCAGAGAATCTAGCAAGTTCTGCATCAGCATAAGCAGATCCCTTCATGTATCCATATACAAACACACCAAGTATTAAAGCAGCACCTGCTAGTAACTTATATGGTAATGGGATCATACCGAACATATTTAATTCCTTGTTATATTTATATATCTAAAAACTGTTTGAATGAAATCGACTCTTGAATACCAAGACCACGTCGAACATCCTTATACATCTCACGTTTATGAGTAGTTGACATAGAACTTGGTGCCATCGAATGAAATGTTTTTTCATCGCCTGAAGACGCTGCGTTACGCATCTTAGTTGCGGATGCACCAGCAACACCTTCGTCGGCATCAGTTCTAACTGCACCTACTGTCTTCACTTTTATCGAATCGAAATTGTAATGCCCATGGCGACCTTCAACATTATTATACTTGTTTATTAGGGAATGATAATCATGTGCTCTATCGGATCCAGCATGAACAACAATATTCTTCACACCTTGACTATGTAATTTAGACAAGTGGTGTAATATTGTCGGAGAACCTTTGCTCAATGCTTCGATATTAGCAGAAGGAAATGCTCTCTTTAGATGCTTTACTTTGAGATCTGGAGTCAGTGGATTCTTTTTACCATCATGTGTTGCGGTAGTAAGAATAGTATGCTGTGCATTGTCAGATCTTGCTGCATTTAGAACATGGTTGATCATTAGTCCATGTCCAGCATGAACAGGTGCGAATCTACCAATAGTCACGTGGTGTGTTTCGCTCATTGCCCCTTACTCGCCTTGAACATTTCACTGCGAGCACGATTTGCTGCTGAGAATCCTTGACGATCAACAACCTTAAGACCATTATAAACATGACCCTCACCACCTGCTGCTTCACCAGCGATAGATGTAGTGAAACCACCTGCACCAGAAGAATCTAATCCTCTCGATAGGTGATTAGTTGCCTGTTGCAAGTGGTGATGAATTTCTAAGGTATCATTGAATTGCTTTTGGTGTTTAGAAACATGATCAATCGCATCATCCATCACCTTCTTTTTAGCAACCTTCGTCTTGTCAGTTTTAACTGTATCAATCTTTTTCTGATGCCACTTCGCGAGATAACCTTTATACCCTTGCGTTGAAGGTGTATCATTGGTTGACAACGTTGAGTTGATATACTGACGAAGTGTTTGTTCGTGTCCCGTATGATGGTCATAACTATGTGACGCCATCATTTGCTCTGCCTTTTTTAGATGGTCATCTGCTTTAGACTTATGTTCTTTTGGAATAACCGCTTGATCTTTTGACACAAGGTGTTGAACAAGATGAACATCAGGATGATGATTGAAACCATCAAGATTAGTCAGAGGTTTTGCCCCTGCTGGAGTAATCTTAGTGTGAATTACAGCACTTACTTTAGATTTAGCAAGTGCCTTACCCTCTGGACTATTAGCATCTGTCTCATATTTAATTGTGTTTGGTGTATGAGAAATCTTTCCATTTTCATGCTCCCTAGATTCACGGTCTGACATGTATCCGCCTTGATACTCACCTGGAGTATGCGGAATAACTTTTGGAAGATGTTGTAGGAGAAGTTTTAGTGGGTGCGCAAGATATTGTTTATGACTATGTTGGTCTTCAATATCTTTTTCAGAGAAATTGTATTTGCTTCCTGTTCCCTTATACTTAACACCAACTTTGCCATCTGCTGCACGAATAACATTGAATGACATTTTGTCATCAATCTTACGAGTCATACTCGGTGCTTTACTGGTAGACACCTGCTTTAATGTCTTCAGTGCATGCTTTGCTGGTTGTGGTCCATCAAATAGTCTATCGGATGGATGCTCAATATGAAGAATTGCTGCTTCGGAAAGGAATGATAAGAAACTTTGCATAGGGATCCTAATATAATGTTACCCCCTATTTATAATAATTGTACCCATTTGAAATTCAATTTAGTATCTTTGTATACTATAGATTCAATTCTAAACGGTGGAGTATAAATTAACATGTTCTCATCATCATAAACTGGAATCTTTTCAGTATTACTTTCTTTCGCTTTTCTACCGCCACGACGACATGTCAAGACCAACCAGTCTAGATTAATTTTTTGATATTTTTTCTCAAGATGGGATAAAAGTTCACGATCTCCGTAATGAAATGGTACGAACGATTCATCATATCCACCAGAATCTAAGAATAGTTTTCTCGGTATGAGAAATTGATTTAATGCCATATACGTGTTACCTCGACCTTGAAATTTGGCATTAAGTTCATACCAAGAATTAAGGTCGAGGGGATCTGTTTGCAATCTTTTCAGATGCGCTGGTTGTAATGTGTAGTCTATGTCTTGAAACAATAACCAATTAGATTGTGCTAATCTTGCGCCAAGATTGCGACAACCATGACTGTTGAACCCAATATCTTCAGTGACTTTATACAATGAAAAATTAATATTATCATTTAGTGTATGTTCTTTGAGAACATTTTCTGCAGGTTCTATCTGAGAACCATCATCAATCAATATAATATTTACTGGGGTGTTGTAGTTGTTCCATCTCTCAATCTGAGTTTCGAGATAGAATCTTTCATTGTAATACGTTTGAATAATTGTTATATTATTGCGCGACAATTCCCGCCATCTCCTCAGAGGCATCAACGACAGTCAAGTCAGTCGCAGGAAAGTCCACTGATTGTGTCAGGTGATACTGCATGTATTCATTATGTGTCATTGATTCGTCAACATACAGTTGCCATCCCGAGAGAGTTTCGTGGAGTTGCGGATAATGATTCTCAATCATGTGTCGCTTAGAATCCATTACCTTGCCAATCTCTGGTAGTGTTGGTTCGCAATCAAACCGAGCAATGATATATTCTTTACCGCCAGTTGCTCTCCACAGAGGCATGTCTTCAGTTCCTGCATTAGTCCACACCAATGTGGTTGCGACCAACTTCAAATTTAATTCTTGTGTTCCAGTTTCTTCAGTCATAATTTATCCTCAATTTAAAAATGGTGATGCCAGTAGGATTCGAACCTACGACCTAGAGCTTAGAAGGCTCTTGCTCTATCCAGCTGAGCTATGGCACCGATTACTATTCAACTATACTATACTTATTTAATTTTGTCAAGTGTTTTCTCGGAATCTATGTTTTTCAGGATAAACAAACCATCCTGTCGCAATATATTTTTTCCCGACCAGATCTGGATTTGCTCTATGAATGTGAGTATATGCAGCAGGCCAAATAACCAGCGTCCCCGCAGTAGGTGTGTATGATGTTTCCTGATGTTTAAATTCAGTTTTTCCACCCTCTTCGACATCATTCAAGTATAACATCCAAACTGCAAATCTTCCTGGAGATTGTGTTCCCGACCCCTGTTCATGGTGCCATTGATGAAATCCTCCCCCTGTATCAGACCGCTGGAATTTCCATCCTGGCGACAAGACTTCAAAAAATGATTTAGAGGATGCAGAATATGTAGTGTTATACTTGCGCCAACCACGGGCCAATGCTTCAACTATCTTATCCTCTATTGATTTCAACGAACCATATCTATTGGTAAATATATTCCAGTCGGTTCTAGAAGAATCATCAGACAAGATACAAGCATTCCCAGGATCTGGGCGCGAAATAATGTCATCGATTCTATCGCATGCTTCGGCGCATTCCTCGGCAGTCAATACGTTCGGATACAGTTCTATAAAATTAGAAGTCAAATTTAGACATCTCCCTCAAACGAGATCCAGTTGGAGTCCGCTCAAATACAGGAACAGCATCTTGTCCTGAATCGGTGATACCTTGTTGAGCAGATAACTCTAGATCATACAGTTTCATTTTACCACGGTCGATCCCAACCATGAACCGTTTATTTATAGCAGGATCATTATACCTATTCTTCAATTGCTTGACCATGAGTTGACCCATGTTCTCAAGTTCTTCAGTAGAGATGAGAGCAAACATCAAGTCAGCAGTTGCAGGCAAACCAAATGATTCCGAAGTATCAGTCAGGTCAACATCACTGTTCGCATATCCACCACGAGTAGTTTGGGTGGCAGAAACAACAGGTAAATCAAACTCAACTGCGAACCCGCGAAGTTCTTCAGCAATTGCCTTCACATATGTATAAGAGTTGACACCAGCACCTGCTTTGAACCGACTAGATGCACAGATGTTTAGATAATCGACAAAGATAATATCAGGTCTAAAGTTACGTTTGAGTTGTAGTTCGTTTAGCAATGCCTTGAAGTGACCGACATGCGCACTAGCAGTTGGATATTCCTTGATGATTAGTTTACCTTCAGTCTTTTTCTTAATCTTGTCAATACGATTATCGAACATGGACTTAGATAGATCTTTGAGATCCTGAATATTTACATTCATCAAGTTCGCATCGATACGTTCAGCGATACGTTCTTCTGCCATTTCCATGGTGATATACAGAACGTTCTTACCTTGACCCAAAGCACCTGCTGCCATGTGACACATGAACAAAGACTTACCGACACCAGTGCCAGCAAGCGCAATATTCAAAGTCTTATTTGGCAGACCACCATTGGTAATCTTGTTGAACATGTCAAGATCGAACGGTAACTTGTTCTCGACACGGTGATAGAAGTCATATCGCGATTCAGAATTGTCGAGGTAATCATGCCCGACGTTGTTGTCAAAACAAACACTCAATGCATCCTGGAGGATGGACGGAATACCATCTTGAGTATGTTGTTTATCATCACCGTCGATAATCTGAATAGATTTCATGATTGCATTGTAAACTGCTTTGTCCTTACAGAACTTCTCAGTTTCTTCGAGCAACCACTTCTCATTCACATCAAGAGAATCATCTAGATGTGTCAGTTTCTCATTGATATTTTTAAATTCATTTTCGTTGATGCCACGGTCATTCTGCACTGCGATTTCAATTGCTTCAACTGTTGGCAGTGAATTATACTTCTCGATAAACTCTCTAGCATAATTGAAAATCTTGCGTTCGGAAGTATCGTGGAAATATTCTGGTGTTATGAATGGAATTACCTTGCGAGCATAGTCTTCATCAGAAAACAACTTACTCAGGATAATCGTCTCGATCTTCTGCAATTTTTAAATCCTCTATCTCATCATATTCATTTGCAATTCTAATGCAACATGGTTCACAAACAAACATCTCATACTCGAGACCCTCTTCAATACCATGAAGGCACATGGCAGGGTCATTCTTTTTCAGAACGACCCCACATTGATCACATATCTTGATTTTCGTATTCTTCTGAAATATCTTCATCAGAAATGTCCACATTGTCACCCTCCATCATTTGTCCGTTGCCCATGCGATAACGATTTTCAATCCACTCGCCGAACGTTGGGTCGGTTAGAATTGGCATCCAGAATTCCTTAGTGTAAGTATCATTCAAGCGATACTTCTTTTCTTCACCAACTCGCTGGTACCAACCATTACTTGGTTTCACAACGTGACCAGATGCCAACGAAATATCCAACAGACCTGACCACTTACTGATACCACCCTCAAAGGTAACTTCAATCGGGATCTTTGACTTCTCGCGAACGTAACGGGACTTCTCGACATTGATAATAAAGTTGTAACCAACTACCTCAGTGCCAGACTTCTCTTGCTGACGACCGATGATAAAGATATTATCAGCAGAGTAATAGATACCAGTTCCACCCGACACGATTGCCTTGGGGAACATACCAATTTCCATGTAAGTGTGATTGACCACGACCATAGGAATATCCTTAATGGTAAGGTGTGGGGTGATCATACGGAACAGCGACTTCATCTGCTTAGCACGTGTCATGTCAGCAACCGACTTACCGTCAAGTGCATCGTCGACTTCCTTCTTAGAAGCAAGGTTACCAACAGAGTCAACAACAATCATGACATTGTCAGCACGTTCGAACTGATTAATTTGCTGCATGACATCATGCTTCAACTGTTCAATGTCAGTGATTGGTGTGTGAATAACCATGTCAGTATTAATACCGAAGTTCTCAAAGTATGACTGTGGTGCACCAAACTCCGAGTCATAGAACAGAATGACACCATCAGGATACTTGTTCTGGAAACTCTGGATCAACATCATAGCAAACGCTGTCTTAAAGTGCTTAGATGGACCAGCGAAGACAGTCAATCCTGGAGTCAAACCACCATCAAGTTTACCTGACAGGGCAACGTTCAAAGCAGGAACTGATGTTTGAATCAAATCCTTGGTACTGAATAACTTACTCTTAGAGAGAACATTAGTCTCCTTAATGGTGCTGTTCTTTTTAATTTTATCTATTAGTGCATTCATGTAAACATATCCTCTAACGTGGCGACTGGTTCTGTATTCCAACCAATGCCTTCTACAATTTGTTTTAATGGTTCAAGAAAACTCTTATTGAACATTGTATTATAATCTACATACCTATGTATGTCAAGCTCTTTTGGTATCTTACCAATAAAACCAATACAATTTTCGCGAATAGTATTTGGTTCCTTCAAGTATAGGAACTTAATCTTCTCGCCTTCTTGAATTGCTTCATACTTCATACTAAGATTGTGCTTCTCGAGCAGGTGATTATACATCAAAGCACCACGAACATGCATCGGTGTTCCTTTGCCATATATGTCTGCTCTTGATGTATACTTAGCAAGTCCATTGACACTTCGCGGGAAAGCAATATCTTCAGGTTCCATTTTATTAAACAACCCACGAGTATGTTCAATAAACTTCTGTAGAGTTGCTTCATCTGCAGTCAACGATAGTCTTACTGCTTCTTTGAGACTTTCACGAACAGGTGCTGGAGTCGAGGAACGAACGATTTCGAGACCCATGACTTTGAGTTTTGGATCTTTGTATCGGACACCTTCGTTATCGTATACATTGAGTGCATACCTTTTCTTCGCAACCCAGAGACCACGTTCCGCGATTGCCTCGCGTTTGAATATAATTTTCTTCTGAAATGCATTCGTGTAGTCCGCAAGTCCATCGCAACTTTGGTTGATTGCCTCTGTGATTTTCTCTTCGCAGATTTTATCGAGAACGTCAATGAGTTTATCGCGTGATAGATTGCCATAATACTTACGAACAAGAGGGTCCAAGGAAATATAACAAGAATCAGTATCACTGTAGAAAGAGTAGTTGTGTCCATTTGTTCCTACGACCTTATTGAGATAAACATCAAGTGCTGTGCCGACTTTCTGAATGATATACTGACCAGTCATAGTGATACCCTCGGCAATACGAGCATCATAGTAACGGAAATATTCATTTGCCAACGCACCGAACAGCGAGTTCAACTGAATCTTTCTTGCCATCTGGAAGTTGTTATACTTTGAGATGTCATTCTTCAGTTTAGGATTCTTAGTTTGCTCATATTCTTTCTGAGCGATGATCATCAGTTTCTTGTAACGTTGTCGGTCATCAAAGAACTTCTGAACAATCTCAGGAAACATGCCCATCTTTTTGCGAGTATAGCAATAACCATTGGCAGTCATGCAAACATCATCTTGTTTGAGATCCTCGAGGTTATAACTATGTCCGAGCAATCCTTTCACCGTTGTGTCTTTTACTATACCCTGAACGAAAGTCTCTGGCGATTGGTTATACTGCATGATGATTGATGGATACAGCGAGGTAGCATCAAAGGAAACAACCCAGTCATACCTTCCTGGTTTTGGTTCTTGCACATACGCACCTTCAATAGTCCTACCCCTGTTTTCTTTCTTCTGAGGGATCTGAATATTTTGATCATGTAAGTGATTGTAAATGATACAATCCCACGTGCGAACCTGTGAGAACACATCCGTATAATTACACTTAGCATCGTATGCCATCGTGAGCACAAGTTCAATCAGTTTCATTTTGCGCTCAAGTTCATCAACGATCTCAACGTCGATGATGTTATACTCTACGAACCGTGTCCAATCTTTTGTATAGAACTCGCGGAATGTCTCATACGGATGCTCAAGTTTCTTCTTACCAAGTTCTTCCTTGGCAATGTGATCCAACTTGTAACTCTCTTGACGGACGTACGTAAACTTCTTATAGAGATCGAGATAGTCGATAACTGCGACGCCAGTAATATCATATGAGATATGTTCGCGGCCCATGATTGTCAAATTCTTACGACGAACCAGACCCCATGGCGAAAACTTCTTGCGCATGGTTGTATCTTCTTCGGTGCAGAACAAGCGATCTATCCGAGAGATAAGATACGCAACGTCGAACAGTTCGCAGTTCCAACCTGTGATAATATCTGGATGATCATCAGAATAGAATCGTAGAAAAGTTTCTAGCAAGTCGCGTTCATCATCACATTTTACATAGAGAAACTTGTTGCCAGCATCCCTCAGGGTCTGAACAATCTCAGAGTTCTTGTCATCAAAATCACCACAACCGAATGTGGTAATCTGTCGAGTAATAAGATTCTTGACCGTGATCAAGAGAACACTTTCAATAGGATTGTTTACATCAGGAAACCCATGCTCTGCAGAGGTCTCGATATCGATAGTCTGAATATTGAGTTGAGATATATCCCACTGAATTTCTCCAGGATACTTCTTTGTGATGTATTGGTAACCATAGTTGGTCTGCCCAAAGATCTCAAAGTTGTCTACTTGACCATAGGTCTGAACAAACTGCTTGGCAGCATTGTTGTCTTCAAAGTCAATCGGTTGAAGATCTTCACCATACAGAGACTTGTACTTTGTTTCTTCACCACCCTTGGATTTTACGAACAGTGTGGGACTAAAGTCATCTCGTTTAGTGAAGCGAACACCATTATGGACTCCACGGACAAGAACCTTGGAACCATACTGGTGTGCGCATGTATAAAATTTCATGTAAATCCCTCATCATCAAATACTACTATACTATAAAACATAACAAAAGTAAAGGGATTATTGTGACTTTCTTCTTGATAAGAGTAATTCTAAATCCATATCTTTTGTGCCACCATCATATGCCAGAGCATATCCCTCAGCAATCATCTGGTTATTCAATGAGATCTCTTGACCGTTGATGAACAGGTGACCAATGATACGACCATACTTCTCTGTACTATCGGGTAACTCGGTCTTGATTAGAATATCTTTGGCACCTGCAAGAGTTTTCTTCATCCACTCTTTAGACTCAAGACCCAATGCTTTTTCTTTGAGATTTGTTGTTCGACTTTCTGGAGTATCAATACCTGCAAGACGAATTCTTTTAGTAAGGGAAATATCAAAACCAAGGTCGATATCAGCGTCAATCGTATCGCCATCTACAACTTTAGTAACTGATTTGATGCGGTAAATATACGGGTCTATGTTTGATTGTGTCATATGATAATTTTACTTTCTGGAACAACCAGACCTGAACCGTAGCGAGTATTATACTCGTTTAGCATACCAGTCTCTGGTTCAAAAACTGTGATAACTGCACCAGAACGCATAGGAACAATGTCATCTTTCGCGTATGGACAGAACGGCGCTAGACCTATACCGAATTGATTATTCTGATTAGGAATCATCATAATCTGCATAGGTTTCTTTAGAATGACAAGACCATCAATTGTCTCATCGATATCAGCGATAATTTCATCACCACTGATTAACTTCACACATCTAATATTGCTCATGTATTCACCTTCATTGTTAATGGTGGGTGAGAATTACTCCCACCCACCGATTTAAATTACTTTGTTTTACCTTCTGCTAAGAATTCGGCAGCTTGCGATGGATACTCACTATCCTCATCAGTGATGTCGATTTTCTTTGCTTTCTTTTCTTCTGGAATAAATGCCTCAAGAAAGATCTTCAGCATACCATTTACCAAAGAAGAACTCTTTACTTCGACGTTATCTGCGAGAGTGAATTCACGCTTGAATCCTCGTTCAGCAATTCCCTTGTAGAGATATTCAGTGGATTCAGGCGAGTCACACTTTCCTTGGATGGACAACTTGCCTTCTTGCAATTCAATATCAATCTCCGACTTACCGAAACCAGCAACTGCCAGTTCGATTACGTAGCGATTCTCATCAACTTTCTTGATATTGTATGGGGGATATTTAATTGGCATCATCAGTGTCGATTGATCAGCAATATCTGCTAACCTTTTCATGACGCGATCAGCGCCAACAAAATAACGGTCGATGTGCGGTAAACTTGTTGTATCGAATTTCATATTTTGCTCCTATTAAGCGAGTGTTAAAAAGGTGCCATCCGAAGCATGGCACCTTCTATTTATACTATACTTTTAGAAGAAAGTCAATTATTTTTTACGACCAATGTTATATTTCTGAACGAGTTCCCATTCAGTCTTTTCTTTGAACGCAATTACTTTAATCTGATTTAGTGGTGCTTTATCCTCATGAATCTCAGGATTTAGGATAGTGATCAATCCCCAATCCGAAAGAAGATGTGCTACCGTGTTTCTACGTTGTAAATCATTGTCACTAAAGTCTGCATCTTTACCATCTAAGGCAAAGAGTTCTTTAAAGTGCACGATGAAATATCTGCCCTGCTTGTGTAGAATGTGACATGATTGGTAAAGAATCTTTTCTTTTCTTGATGCAACACCTATGCGAGAAAGAGTCTCTCTAACTTTCAAGAAGTCGTCAGGATTCTTTAAGGTGACTTCCAAAGGTGCATACCCTGGAAAGTCAATGTCAAAAAAATCTTCGCTCATTTTTTACCACCTTTAAACAATTTCTCTTTTATATATTTTTTTTGTTCTTCAGAGAGAATTGTGAGTGCTTGGCGAGCTTTATCATTGCTATAACCATAATACTCTTTCACCATCTCCACTTCGGCATCGTCTTCGATTTTGATCCATTTGTCAAAACGTTTTCTAGCGCGAATAGTATTTATAAGATACATGTTTTGCATGCTCTTATCGAGATGGGGACGGCAGTTCATTTCATTTGCAGGGTGGACAGTGTCAATACTGAATGTCAACCCACGATTAATAATCCAAGGATTGTACTGTTTCTCAGACCAATCATCAACAATCAGATTCTTCTTTTCATAGTTTATATCTTTGATGAAGTCAAAGGGAGATATACCCTTCTTCTTTTCTTTGTACTCCTCAGCATCATATTCAACCTTTGGAGCACCCAAACCATCGAGTACTCCGTCCATTATTTCCACTCCATCCCTGCCATGATTTCAGCAAGGCAAGCAACCAGATTTATCTCAGGATTAGCAGCGAATGCTGCCTTATACTGATAATCTGCAAGCAGGAGAACCAACTGCGAAGGATACTTGACTTCATCTAGAATGGTATCATAGATCTTACGGAAGATAAGATTTGGGTCATTGTCAATGTTATCGACCACCCAGTTACGCATCTTCTTGAAGTCTTTACTCTTCAACGAGGCAACAAGTTCTTTCATGTTCACTTCTTGGACGTTGACGAGGATACCTTCATCAATAGTTCCAGACACACTGTACCGTTGTAGTTCGTTAAGGACTCGGCGATAGTCAGGGAAGTGCTTCTTAAGAACCTCAGCGACAACCTTCTCATCGAATGTAACATTCTCAGTTGCAAGAATGTCAGACAGACGCTTCATGAAACGACCTGCCATCTTAGGACGGTCTGCCTTTGTCAACTTAAATTCGATGACAGCAGTCCGACTATGAAGAGGAGCAATGATTCGGTTCTTAAAGTTACATGTGAAGATAAACCGACAGTTGTTTGCAAACTCTTCGATGAATGCACGCAACGCAGGTTGAGTAGAGTTTGGATTCAGATAGTCTGCCTCATCTAAGATAACTACCTTAGTCTTACCGCCAAAGGAAACTGACGAAGCGAACTCTCGAATCTTGGTGCGGAGAACATCAATACCTGATTCTTCTGAACCGTTGATGATAATGTAATCACAACCAAGTTCTTCACAGATTGCTCGAGCAATCGTAGTCTTACCAACACCCGCTGAACCGCAGAGAAGCATGTTGGGGATTTCACCAGTCGCGACGAACTCGCGAAATGTCTTTAGTTGATCATCGGGAAGAATACAATCATCAAGTTTGCGAGGACGATACTTTTCAACCCAAAGGAACTGTTCTTTTGATGCGTTCATTTTTCACTTCTTCCATTATGTTATACTTGGGAGACCATCCCAAGTTTCTTAATTGCGAATTGTCAGCATGTGTAACAATTCGTTCACCAGTTACTTCACGAATGGGGACATCACGATATCCAAATTCACGAGCAACATCAACAACAGAGACAGGATTGCCTGTCCCAATATCCACTTTACCCTGAATACGGGTATCTGTCAATAGAATTCTCATCGCTGAAACAACATCTTCAACATGAGTCCAGTCACGTTTATGGTCAGTAAGATACTCAACTTTATCATTGAGCATCATGTCATAGAACATGTCGGGACGGGAGTCAGGTCCATAGACAGTGTGAAAGCGCATTCCTACCGAGTATTTTGGAGCAATTTCTTCCATTGCCTTCTTGCTAGTAGCGTATGGATTCTGCCACCACTCATAGATTGAAGACGAGGACGCATAAATGCACCGAAGATTGAGACGTTCGCATTCAGAAAAGACTTGCATCGATCCTTTAACATTCACGTCCCAATATTCTTCAGGGTCTAACCAACTCTTTCGCACACCTGCCAGTGCAGCAAGATGCAGGACTGCTCCATAATATTCTGAGATTTTAAACTCTCGAATATCACCTTCGTATGGAATCATATCAAAGGAGTCGGACAGAATGCGCAAAGCATTCCGCCCGATAAACCCCTCATGCCCTGTAATCAAAACCTTCAAGTGACGTTACTTCACACCAACAACAAACTCAAAGTCATTCAATACCAGAAACTTATTAAACTGGCGAACGATTTCTTCAGGATTGTTATCAAGTTCAACATCAAATTCGATATTGGCACTACGATTTAGATGATCATCGTCGCTGTTGTATGGTACGCGAGCGCTGAAACTAATTTCCAATTTATTCATGTTACTCTCCACTTAAACTACTGACGATGGTTCCATCGCCAACCAATACTCAAGGTTCTTGGTTGCATGCTTAAAGTGCATTGCTTTCTTACGACCAAGAGCAACAGTGTAATCATCTGTGATCACCTTCAGATTCTCAACCTTGAGTCGACAATCAAAGTCACCAACATCAGTTGTAGTCAGTTCCTTACGATATGCATTCGCACGTGGATTACTCGGGTCGCTAACACTCAATGTCACCTTGCCATCCTTAGAGACAATGCTCATGGTTGGTGCCGAGAGAACGTTCGCTGCCTTCTGTACCATGCTGATGTCAGCGGCAGTCAGAGTGAAGTTAAAGAATGGATCAATCTCAAGAGTCTTATCTGGAGCAGCAGTAACTACACTGGGATCAGCATAACCATACTCAAACTCAGACTTACCTTCACGAAGGAACATACCTGTTTCTTCAAAGTCAATCTCAGGGTTTTCCCAGAGACTCAGCAGTGCAAGGAAGTTGTTCAAGTCATATACCGCGAACTCGCGGTCAAACGTTTCGGCAACTGTTGCGCGAGAGAGGATATTCTTACCTGCACTGACAGTGGAAAGAACATTACCTTGACGAACAAGGATGTTAGTATTAATACTTGCAAAGTTCTTAAGAAGTGCAAGGGTATCGGATGAAATCTTCATAATATATTAGTCTTTCTTCTTGTTAGTTTTCTTACTGTTTGTTTCAGTAAATTCAATTATACCTGGAATAGTATCAGAAGTCAATAGAGAACTGGAACCCATGTTGTTCCAGTTGGGAGCAATTGTAAAGTCAGGTTTGACAGTAATAGTATCTGAAAGAGACAAAGATGTCTTCAATTCATAAATTTTAGTATTGACTTTTGTGGTTGTTTCAGGTATACTAATCTGTTGTTCCTTATCGTGCGCATGCATCGCAATGATTGCATAGTGGATAACTTTCAACAAATCTTTACGCCAGTCTTCAGGTGTTCCCTTATGACCGTAGCGTTGGGCATATTTCAGGATATTGCCTACAGTGAAACCAATACCATGCCCACCGTCAATAATAAACTCGGTTGCTTGATATTGATTCTGTGAGTAATGCTCACCATAGGTGGCATCAATATACTGGGTAATCTCCCGAAGGAGATCACCCTCATTATACTTGTATTCAATTGTCATGTGTTCTCCTTAGAATGGAACTTCTTCATTTACAGACTGGAAGTATGCGTCTTCATTTACGCCATCATCTGGCATCGCATCACTGTCGACTTTCTTATAGAGGTCTAGGAAGGCGGACTTGGTGTCAGCATCGAAGCGATTGACGCAGAGTTCGATTGCCTTAGCACGCGAACCGAACATAGCAAAGGCATTGACGATATGCTCAAGACGACGAGTCGAGATGAGTTCTTCAACGCCACCTTCATAGAAGGTCTTGCGGATAATATCTGCCCAAGTCACCAACTTGTCAGCAAATTCATCATCAACCTTGTTGACCTTTTCCATCTTGTTGAGGATAATCTGCTTCTCAATCTTTAGCGAAGGATATTCCTGTTCAACAGTGATGGCGAAACGCTCAAGGAACGCATCGTCAAGAATCTGGGCAGACATAAACTTACCATCGTCAGAACCACGACCCTTGGTGTTCGCTGTAGCGATAACGTTGAACCCTGCCTTGGGGTAAACTGTCTCGCCAGTTTTCTTGTTGAAGTATGGTTTACCTTCAAGGATTGCTTGGAGGCACATCATCTTGTTCGAACCACGGTCGATTTCGTCGAGGATAAGAATAGCACCACGCTTCATGGCAGTGAGAACTGGACCTTCACGATAAACAACGTTACCGTCGACGAGAGTGTTACCACCAATCAGGTCGTCTTCATCAGTTTCGATAGAGATGTTAACACGCATGCATTCGCGCTTCAACTTGGCACAGACCTGCTCAATCATGGTGGTCTTACCGTTACCCGACAGACCAGAGATGAACGTTGGGTAGAAGTTGTTAGACTTCACGACCTTCCGAAGATCGTTGTAGAAACCAAAGGGAACATAGGTCGCGTCAACCTGTGGGACGAGGTTCTCGATCACTGTCTGCAACTTCGGTTGAATAACCATCTTAGGAGCAGCAACAGGGATTTGGGCGACAGGCGACTTAACACCTGTCATCAACGGGGACAGGTCATACGTACCACGCTTAATCATACGGTCGCGCTGAAAAATCCAACCAGGATACTTCATCCCAAGAGATTCGGCAGCGGCAACAATTTCACGCTTACGGAAAACACCATTGTTGGTGTTGTTGTCGGAAAGGAACTCAACCAAAGCATCACGATTCATCATAAAAATATCCTCACATCACATCATCATTTAATATAATCAATATACCTTAGAACGGTATAAAAGTCAAGCCTATTATTTAGAAACAATCAATTCACGCGACTCAACCAATTCAGAAGAACCGTCATTACAGAAGTCATAATATTCAACGGTTTCATCACGAAGAAGAATAAACCCAGCACCGTTAGGATAAACAGCACGAAGGACACCATTTTCATCACGCGACCAATCACAGAGGACGAGAGTTTCAAGTTCAGAGGGGAAATCAACCATAATAAAATTTTCCTTATCAATCATTATATTTCATTCTACCCCGAAACGAGATAAAAGTCAAGCCCTTATTTCGCTTCGGGGTAAATAATTTTATGCGACTGCTTGGATCATTTTATTCAGTAAAACTCGGTTGGTCTGCTTGGTATGTTGGAACTTCTTAAATGCCCGACGAAGATCTTTCGGGTCGCTGCTTTCAGATTCAAAAACATCTTCGCCGATAGTCAACTCGCTGCCACCTGGAATCAAAAAGCGGTCATCGAAACCAAACGATTTTGTGGTGTGGAAAAACTTTTGCTTCCATTCATTCTTCCACTTGGTATCGAAATCTTCAGCAGAATTGTGCATACGTTTTGCTGCCCACTTAGGATTGTAAGGAGCGATGAAGAAGTTGATAAGACGCGAACCTGTTGCCTTCTTGTAGAGTTCTAGAAGAGCAACTTGTAGTTGAGTGCGATAAACTTCATCATCATACTTAACTGTTACCGAAGCATTAGTGCTTGCATCTGTGATATTGATATGGTGCGAACCATAACGGCCTCCGACAGTGATATTGTTATCGCCATCACCATCGGTGAGGAACACAGTATTGAGAACTTCTACACGATTTTTAGCACGGAACTTGTCAGCAATCGAACGAGCAACCATGATTGATTCTTCAAGTGGAGTCGAAGCAAGAGCCATGATATGAGAATTGCGAACGAATATTTCAGCACGACGAGAAGGACGAGCAGAATAGTCATATCCCTTGGCGCACATAAGAAGAGTGCGAACTACTTCATTAAACTTAGCGACTGAACAGGTATCGGAAACAAACTGCAATAAATTGAAAGAATTGTCACCAATTTCAAGTTCCTTGTCAGATGAACCCATGCCACTGGCACGATTTGCACGCATGGCATCAGACTTGGAATACTTGTCATTGACGACACCATTGTTGGTGAAACCATACACTTCAAACGGGATACGAACCTTACGGCAAAACATCATCAGTGTGACCAACTGTTCAATCGTACCACGCATGTTTCCTGCCATCGAACCAGACATGTCCAGGAACAAAAGCATACCATGGTTTTTACCATTAGGAACAACTGTGTTGCGAGCGAACAAGTCTTCGCTAATTTTATGTGCCCAAACACGGTCAACATCAAGACGACCAGTCTTAGAGGTCTGCGCACGAGCAAACTCTGAAGCGCGACGACGCATTTCAAACTCTTGAACCATGGTGTTGATATACTTCTGGTTGTTGCTGCGGAACTCAGAGAAAACTTCTTGCGCGATTGGGTCGTAATCTACAGTTTTGGTATACCACCTGTCAGAATACACAGTTGGGCGCATGTTTTCTAGAACCCAGTCCATAGGGATGACATAGTTCTTGGTATCAACCTTGCGGAGAATACCATACGCATACTCGCGCGACTTTGAGTCAATGAACGTATCTTCCATTTCGCGGAAGTTCTGATCAGTGATAGAGACAGGGTCTTCGTTGAGGATTGGTGTGTCATTTGAACCAGGAAGTTTTACACCTTCGTTGGGAGCAACACCACCATCTTCATTTGCGTCGTCAGCAGATTTACCATCAGATTTAGCATCTTCACCAGTTTTATCGCCAGAATCAGCATCGGCATCAGCAGGTTCACCGTCACCTGACTCGCTTTCACCGCCATCTTCACTTGTATCAGATGTCTGATCATCCATCTCGGAGAACCATTTATCGACATCGTACGAGGCATCATCACCGTCCTCATCAAACGCACCCATGTCACCCATGAAGTTTGACGAATCAAAGTCATGCTCGGGTTCAGATTTAGCAAGTTCATAGAGTTCTACTGCGAGCGCAGCAACATCATCCCATGTTTCCAACGCATCAACACGAGCGAGATACTGATTCTCATCAGCGCTGAAAGGTGCATTGAGGAAAGAACCAACCTTATAGTGCAGATTGATACGGTCAATAAGACGCAACTTGCTGAGATCATATCCCTTAACACCGAAGAAGTTATTCTCGAACAGTTCCTGATAACCAGCGAAGAAGTTACGACGGATACCAGGAAACTTGTCCTTGATCTTGCGCTCGATACGAGCATCTTCAAGAACATTAAGATAGGACTTGATGCCCATACCACGAGCATCAAGTTCTGAGTGCCAACCCTGAGCAGGTGTGAACAATGCGTGACCAACCTCATGACCAATAAGCAGGTCATAAAGGTCGGACGACATGTCTTTCCAGATGGGGAGGATGAGGGTGCGGTTCTTAAGGTCGAACATCGCAGTCGGAACCTTCTGATGTTCAATCCGAAGGTTCTCAGTAGCGAGCAACTTAGCAAGGGTAGACTTATGGGAAATAGACATCACGGAACCTCATCAATTAATATATTTCATTCTACCCTATTTTGGTAGAAATGTCAAGCCCTAAAATTACTTTCAGGATAAATTAATTGCAGCGAACGGTGCGCTTTTCGTAGTAGTCGCCATACCGATCCATTCCGCTGCTGATAATTTCACGACAGACAGGACGACGATAGTGGTAATTATATTCACGATCATAGACTTCACGGTCTACTACACCTTCGTCGCTTTGTTTACGACTAGCAGCGCCAAGGATAAATGCACCAAGACCGATTGCGATTGCCTCACCAGTGCTAATGCGCGAACGCTTTTCACGGTGCTCCCAGCGATTCCCGCCACGATCACCATCGCGGTTACGTGCCTCAGCAGCGACAGGAACAAAAGCGACACTTAGAGCAACCAAACTTACGACAACAGATTTAATCATAAACTTTCTCCTTCTATTATTCCATTCTACCCTAAAACCTAACAAAAGTCAAGCCCTTATTTACGATATCTTGTCATAGATCCATCATGATGAGCAAGATACGCCTCAAACTCTACATCTGGATATTCGGTTTTTAACCCAACCAACATGTCAAGATTTGAGGTCGCATCATCAAACAAACGAACACGAGCATACTTACCTGTGTCGAGATACTGTTTAATGAAAATCTTTTTTCCAGCAGCAGAGTTTGGTGCATTTAGATTACCAGCACGATGCACATGGATGTCATCAATATCAATACCCTGCTTACGGAAAGTATCTAGAAACATGTCACGATCGTCAAAGTCAGCACGAGCAGTGATAACAATCATCTTGCTACCCTTTGCCTTTACGTTCTTATGAATCGCGATTAGTTTATTGATCGCTTTTGCGATAGGTTCAGAAGTGTCGCGGAAATGTTTAGCATCGCGAAACTCTCGGAAGTCAAAGGACTCACCAGCACCCAACTTGTAGGTGTTAAACTCTTGATTAGATAACTTACGGGAGACTTCTCCGCCCTTCATCACATAGATGAGTGCTTTTGTGTTGAAGAGGGTCTCGTCAATATCCCAAATGGTCAGACCAGCACCCTCTTTACGCTCAAAAATATAATCTTTAAAATTTATCATACAATCAGTATACCTGCTTTTTTAGAAAAAGTCAAGCCTATTTATTCGTTTACTGATTTTTTTCTTGTGCGTTTTGGGGGTGGAGTTTCCTTGACAACGATTTCCTCGTCTGGTTCTTGAGCAGCAATGCGATTCGCTAATCGTTTCCCGACTTCATCTGCATCTAACCAGATGTCCTTGTTATCAAGCATAGACTTAATTTCATCTGGTGTCAAAAAGTCCTTGTAGAAATAATCAAACAGTTTTTCTGACCAAGACCTGAAGTGAGTGATTTGATCATACATCTCACCACCCTTGCCAATCGTACCACTGGAATAATTGTGGAACATGAACATAGTATGGTCAGATAGTTCGAACCTATCTGCTGACAAGAAAATTAACGTAGCAGCACTCATACAAATACCCTCGACTGAACAGACGATAGTGGCATTTGATTCCTGAATCGCACGAACTAGTTGTAAGGCAGAGAACAAGTCACCACCTTCACTGTTAATACGAATGTAAATTATATCAGTTTCACCTGCTGCTCGCAGAATCTGAAACCATTCAACATAATCTTCTGCTGGTTTAATTTCACCACAGAGATAAAATGTTACAGCAGTTGCTACTGGTTGCTGAAAGAATTTTGCTCTGGGAAAATAGGGTAGATCAGGATCATTCA